TTTAAATTCTGCCCCTATAATAGAAAATAAAGAAGTCAAAAAGCGTAAACGAAGAACTATAAAGGAATAGTATGGCTGATCCAATTGATCCAGAAAAAATAAAACAATCTGGAGATGCTGCCGAAGCGGCTGCTAAAAAAATAGGCTTATTTGAAGGAAGTTTATCATCAGTTATAGATTTATATAATAGTTATGTAAAATCTGCAGATGCTTCATCAGAAGCTATTTCTAAAAATCAAAGACTTACAGAAGATCAATCAAAAGCAATTTCACTTCTTTCAGCCACAGTATTGCAATCTCGTACAGCATTTCAATCTTTTTCTGTTGAAGGTATTGGATCTTTTAAAGATTCTTTTGATGTATTAGTAGATTCTTTAACAAAAGCAGATGGAGGATTTGGTAAATTATTAAATCTTGCTAAAGAAAAAATTAAAATTAATATTGATTCAGATACATTAGACAAAATTGGCGGTGATGTAAACAAACTGGCATCTTATATTAAAGGTGTTGCCGGAAATATGATGCAAAGTGCCGATAACGCCATCAAATTAGAAAGAGTTTATTTGAGTTTAGGCGCTAGAACAGGTGAATTAGGTGATATTTTTTCTAGAACTGGCGACGGGTTTTTAAATTTAAATGCAGTCATGTCAGAACAAAGGGCTATGATTGATTCTGTGGCAGCTGCTACTAATCATAGTATTGACGAAGTAGAAAAGTTTTACGCAGAAATTGGAGCTATACCTGGGGCTTTAAAAGAAAATATTGCTGGTTTAGACGGTACTGCTGAAAGCATGACAATGTTAGAAGGCGCTATTCATGTAGCTCGTGGAACAGGTCAAGACTTTAAAACAGTAGTAACTGATTTAAATACAGCATTTACTAATTATGGTTTAACTGGTGAAGCTGCATTGACATTTACAACTAGAATAAGCGAGATATCTAGTAATCTTAAAATTAGAATGGAAGATGTCCGTGCCGGTGTATTAGCTACTGCTCAAGCTTTTAGAGGTTTAGCCGACACTGGAGAAGCGGCTAATAGAATGGCAGAAGGCGCTGCTAAAGTTTTTAACCAATATGTATCTTCTTTAAAAGAAACTGGTATGACTGGTCAAGATGCTATTAATATTTTGACTGGAATGGAAACACAAGTTAAAAATTTAACATTAGCTCAAAAAGGATTTTTATCTGCTCAAACTGGTGGAGCAGGCGGTTTACGTGGAGCCTTTCAAATAGAGCAAATGATGAGAGAAGGCGATATTGAAGGGGTCATGGAAAAAGTCAGAAAGCAAATGGAAGGACAATTAGGAAAAATTGTTACTGTCCAAGAAGCTGCTGGTAGTGAAGCTGCAGCTGCTCAACTGACTAGACAAATTATGATTTTGAAACAAGGACCTTTAGGCGGCATGGCAAAAACAGATCAAGATGCCATGAGGCTACTAGAAGGTTTAAAGGGAATGCAAGAAGGTAAAGGAGCTGCTCCAGAATTAAAAGAAGATATTTTAAAAGGCACGATGCAAAAGGGCAATGATATACAGCAGCAATCTTTTGGCGAGTTACAAAAGATAAGAAGCCTTATAGAACAAGCCCAATCTTCTAGAGATATTCCTGCTTTAGGTATGATGCAGCAAACCGGTACTGCAGCCGCAGGTCAAACAATGGAATACACTGCTGCTCAAGAAAAAGAGGTGCAGTCATTAAAAGAATTTAGAACTAAATATTCTCAATATGCAGAGTCTTTGTCTAAAGCGGCGGCAACTACGGCTAAACCCGAAATAGTTACTGGAGAACAGCAGTTTAAATTATTTGAAGATATTTCTAAAATGCCTGCTTCATTATTAAATTTTGGAGAGGCTATGGTTGATAATGTAAAAGGGCTATTTACAGATAAAAAACCAGCTGTTACTCCAGAGCAAACAAGAGAAGAGCTGTCTAGAGATTTAGCTAGAGCAAATAGAGAGAGAAGTTTAGAGCAACCTACAAGACAAACAGCAAGAGGTGCTGCAGCCACAGCGACTGCGACAGAAGCAGCACCTAAACCTGCAGCAACAGCTGCTCCTAAAACTATAGAGTCAAAAGTAGATTTAAAAGTTACTGCAATTTGTATGCATTGTAAGACCGCACTAGAAACCAATCATGCTCGTGTGGCTAATGGATCTAATACATGATATTATAAAAAGGAACTATAATGGCTGAATATACTAATCAAGATTTAAAAGAAGCTTTGCAATTTACGCAAGATGCTCAAAATATTTTAAATCAATCAAATCCTTTAACTCAAAATTCAGAAGAAAGATATAAGGCAGATGGATTTTTAATTCCTGCTACTTTTTCTGCTGATGGTAATGGATTGCCATATACTAAAGTTCCTACTTATCGAGACGCTAAATTACGAAGAAATATTATTACTTGGTTTGTACCAGAATTTGGCACAGTAAGAATGTATATTAATCCTAATAGTATTAGATATAATTTTAAAAAATTAATAAATTCTACCTTAACTAAAGGTGGATATACTCTACAATATTGGGGAGAAGAATTACCTACCTTAGGTATTAGCGGCACTACGGGTAGTGCTGGGGTAGAGGGCATTAACGTATTATACGAAGTATATAGAGCAGAGCAATATGCTTTTGATACTACTGGATTAGTTATTTCTGCAAACAATGCGGCTCAAAATTTAGCTACAGATGGGTTTAATGCAATTGGCAATGCCATTGGTGGTAGTGTTGGAGGATTATTATTTGGAGGCACTAATACCTCTTCTGCTGGCAATACAGTACAAAATGCAGGCATAGTAGGAGGGTTATTTGGTTTAAATACTCCAACTAATTCTTTAGCTGCTAGTAATTATACTACTTTAGCTCAGCTTGCTTTTACAGTAGAAATGTATTATGATGGTTGGGTTTATAGAGGTTATTTTTCACAATTTGATTTTACAGAAACTACAGAATTTACATGGAATTATAATTTAAATTTTGTCGTAACGCAACGTCGTGGTTATAGAACAAATTACTTCCCCTGGCACAAAAACCCTGCCAACGGACCCAGCCAGTACACTACCCCATCTTCTTTCTCGGGGTATGCCACTTTGGGCGATCCAACAAGTATCAGAACTAATAGGTAATCACATGTCAGATTCAGATAAATTTACATATTATCTAAGCTCTCTTGCAACTCAATTACAAAGCCAATTCTCTTTAGGAGAAAATACTACTCATAGTTTAGACAAAGTAATTGATGGGCAAACTGTTAAGTATGGAGCTTTAGGAGAGTTTGCTTCTAAAATTGACCAATCATCTGAGAGGAAGTATTTAGAAAATGGATTCTTAAGAAGAGATTCAGCTAATGTAGATACTAAATTACTTGAAATTTTAATGCAAGAGCCTTCAGCTACTGTTTTGGTTAAAAAAAGAATGTTATCCTCTTTAGGAGAAAACTATAGACCAGAATACATGGATAATGATGAGAAACTTTATTATAAATCCATGAAAGTATTATTTCAAAATAAGTGCCGACAAATTTCAGCTTTAGAAAAATTATCTAAAATACAAAAAATTAGCGCTATCACTGGTCAGATTGATGATCAGTTGATGCCTATTTTATTTACTTTATCAGATCAGTTTAGTAATAGTCCTAGTTCAGTTGCTACTGAAAGCTATAATTTTACTAATAGCGGAGGCAGCTCTAATACTTCTATGGCTTCTTTTCAAGAAGTTATGGGAAGAGTAAGAAGATTATATTCTTTTAACTCTCCATCTTACGCCACTAATTGGATTACAGATAGTTCTAATTTATTTCAATCTCAATTTGGAGAAGGAACTGGTGTTATTGAAATAACTAATTTTACTAATGTTAATACTACAACAAATTTAACTGGAAGTGGTCGTTGTTCATTAGGTATTACTGATCCTTACAATATGATGGTTATTACCGAATATGATATTGAAAAAGCGATTAGCGATGCTAGCAATTTATTTAATAATCATAAGACATTTCAATTTGGCAAAGATGCGGCTGAACAAGTTATTAATAGTTTAAATGAAAAGTTAAATACTTTACGTAATGGTAGGCAGGCTAGTCCTATTACATTTAAAATTAATCCAGACACATTATTATCACGCAAAGTAATTGCTATTTTTGATAGTACTGGTACTGAATTAATATTTGAATATGATTTTTTTGGAACTCCAACAGTTAGCGTACAACCTGAATATTTAAAAGACGGCGTTGTTGCAGGTTATGATGGTCTTTCTACAGAAAGAGTAAAATCTGTTAATGGTATTAATAAATTATTTCCGGAATCTGAATTAGATTTGTTTCAACAATTAGTGGCTGCTATTTTTTCTAAAATTAATTTAGACACTAATTCTCAAAACTCTTTTCAACAAAGCAATAAAAATACTAATTATGCTAGAAAAAAATTAAGATTTAATTTCTTAGGAAAATTAATAATACAACCATTTGATCCAATTCATATTTATATAAATTCAAAATCTAAATATGATAACAGGCTATTAAGTGGACTAAAGACAATGTTTACTGGAGTAAACTTTTTACAAGCTGCAGGCGGAGCTTTTTCTGATATTAGAAAGCAAGGTGTTGAGTTATTTAAACCATCAGATTTAACTACCATGGTAGAAAAATCAGCTTTCGTAGGTCCAGAATTTCCTAGCTTTTTATGGTCTTTGTTACGCACGCAATTTGTTACTGAGAAAGAAGGCACGCACGTATTTGCAGGAGTAGTTAATACTGCAAATTCTAATTATTCTCGTGGAGAGTATACGGTAGATATTACCGCCTCTGATAATTATAAATATCTTACTTTGGGTAATGTTAATTTTAATCCTTCTGCTGATGCTTGGAACGGAGTATTTTACGATCCTTTAACTCCTTTTAAAAGTAAATTTGATACAGTTTCAACAAATTTTAAAAATGAAAGCCCTGAATTATTAGAAGAAAATCAAGTTATTTTAGGAATTAAATCAGATGGATCAGGATCTTATTTAAAAGCCAAATCAGGTCCAAACGCTGGCAGAGTGGTAACTAAAGATAATTATATTCAAGATAAAACTGTAGACCCTATTACTAAAAGGTTTACCAGAACTTTTTATGCGCCTGACGGTTTAGTGTATAAGTGGAAAGAAGGCATTGGGGCATTTGTTCAGTTTGGCAGTTCTTTTGATTTAAATAGCTCTAATAATGTTGGCATACCCTCTATAACACAAGAGGCTTTTGCGGGTCAAGATGTAATTAATGTTATTGCTTTAGCTGTAACTGGTGTTCCTTATAATTTTGCTACTTATTGGAATGCTGTTACTAAATTAAATGGGCTTGGTAGGGATCCTCAATCACAAGAAGATCCTTCTAGATCTTTTTTTAATTCATTACAAAGTGATTTAATAAAAAGAAATTCTTTGTGGGGCAATTTTATTCCATTTAAAACTTTAAGTGTGAATGAAAATGCTTATAAACAATATATTTTTACTTTGGCTAGAATAGAGGATAATAATAGACAAATAGAAGAAAAATTAAAAAAATTAGCACAAATAAATTATACTGCTATTACTGTTTCTTCATACGCCTCTACTGATCAAGCTCAAGCTTTAGGTAAAACAACTGATACTGCAGCTGCTGCAAAAATATCTGATGCTGCTACTAAATTATCTAAAGAAGTTAATGATTTAATGAATAAAGTAAAACAAGACAATTCAGTAGCATTTGTTCAGGTAGGAGATAGCATTTCTTTTAATGCTGACAGCTTTTATTATAAAGAAGATGAAAAAAGTGTTGCGCCAAAAACTAGAAAATTTTTGCGCAGACAGGTTAATTTCTTAACTAGAAGAATGTCTTATGCTGTTAGGGCTAATGAAGATAAAAATTTATTTATCGTAGATGATTCTTATGATAAAGATTATGATATTGCAGCTTTTAATTCTGCCTTAACATCACAAATGGAATTATATAAAAATAGTTTTCTAACTGTAGATCAAAAAATTAAAACAGCAGCTAACTTATTAAATTTAGAAGTATTTTGTGATACTCAGGGTCATATTCGTGTTCGACCTCCTCATTATAATAGAATGCCAAGCTCTGTTTTTTATAAAATGATGTATCAAAAACAAGCTTTTGGAATACAAGTATTTCCTCAATTTTTAGATGATTTGTTTAGTGAACAATTAACTACTTTACGTGAGAGATTAGAAATTGTAGAAGACTATATTAGATTTGATTGTGCTATTTTAGGTTATTTAAATGACTTATCTGCTCAAAAATTTGTAAATGGTCCTGATAATAGTACAGTTAATCCTGGCGAGCCATTTGCCTTTGTTTCTAATAGTGAGGGTATTATCGCAGACATTAGCCAATTAATTACTCAAAAAAATCCAGATACAAATTTAGGTCAAAATAATCAGCAATTTCCAGGAT